TATTCTCTATGTCGTTTTAAATTTCTTATTTGAATATCACTAATGTGATGTATGTATTTTAGTTTCCTAAAAGGAACTTTTATTTTATCTGTTACCATAAATTTTCATTCTCATTAATTCTTTAAAATCAACTTCCGTTGAAGTGTTTATTTTATCTATCATTTTTAAATAACCCAAATCACTCGGGTCGGTTTGTTTCATTTTAACAAAGTTTACGTCAATTCCCATGTTGGTAAAGTCCTCTACCATCTTCAAAGAATCCTTGAAAGCATCCTCATCCAACGAAACAATTATGTTAGATACTTTCTTTTGAACTATCTTTTTATAAAGTTTAGGTAATATAGTTTTACCAAACAAGGGAATCGAATTACTTTTTATAGCCATGGCATCAAACACGCCCTCACAAAGAACAATCGGTTCATTCCAATTAACATATAGGTCAAAACCGATAATATCTTTAGATACGGGTGGATTTTTGTATTTCATTCCACCTTTATAAAAATCTCTTCCTACGAAATAATTCAATACACCATCACTATCATAACTCGGTATAATAATTCTATTTTGATATACACCACTTAAACAATAACCTAAATTATATCGTAATATATCTTCATTCCTAATACCTCTTTTATATAAGAACTTTAATGCGTGTTGTTTCTGTATATCATCTCTATCATCCATAAAGGATTTAAATTCTTTTGGTAATCTTAATACTTCTTGTTTTGTATCAGGTTCTGATACAAAAAATGTACCACCAATACTATCACTTAATTCTTTGAATAAACTTCTATCGGCATTCGTTGCCTTTAATAACTGAAATAAATTGTGTCCACCTTGATTACTTACCCAACAATGCCACTTACCCGTTTGGATATTTACTTGTAGTTTTGGTTTGTGATGTGAAACGAATGGGCTCCACCACATATATTCGTTTGATTTTTTTAATGAATACCCTTTAGATTTAAGGGCTCTATCTAATATATTAATAACTAACTGATTAATTTTATAAACTCCTCAATTTCTAAAACCGCATAAGTTTTACTTCTGTTTCTTTTAAATATCAATACTGGAGTAGAATCGTTAGCATTTTCTTCCGCCTGTTCTAATGAACTCCATATGTTTAATTTCTCTTGATTTTTACATTCGATTGAATATGGTATAAGTTTACGAGCAGCCGGTGATAATTTGATATCTTCACCTGAATCTCCCATTACTGCAGAACGAATATCATCTGGTTCTAAAGTATCGAAAGTTTCGAGAAGAATATCTCGGACTTTATTTTGTAGTCGTTTACCCTTGTTTTTCGCTGAACGAGTTTTCATAACTATATATAAATATAACCTAAATTTCCCAAATTAAAATTTATTTTTCCAAAATCTACGATATTCCTTTTTTGCCCATTTTTCGGCTTCTATCTCAAATTTATTATCATTATAGTGGTGTTTACCTTTACCAACTTGATAATTCATTTCCCATTCATAATCTAATATATAGTTTTTCTTACCTAATCTCTTAGCATCCATTGCATGTTTGATTTCATGTAATACTGATATCACAAATTCTGATTTTTTTGAGTAATTTGTTCTTATTTTGATAATATTTCTATGAACATCATAATCACCCTTCATTGAATCATCTTTATATTGTGTTGTTTTAATTTTTACTCTTGGTGGGATTTTTGATTTATAGTAATTTATTATTTCTTGTGCCATAAATACAAAATCTTCCCTTTCCTGTATTAAATAAATTTCTTTTAATGTAATCATTTTAATCCCGCATATAGAACTTTCGCTAATTCTTCCCCAAAGAATTTATCACTTGGATAATGAGCCTTTGCTATAATTCTTGAATGTGCTATTTCCTCTCCAAGTTTCCTATATTCTTTTCCATTTTTTGGGTCATAGGAAGTTAAAATTTCAGCAACCAAATAACCTTGTGTGGCGTGCCCACTTGGATAACTTGGTGTTTTCATACTTGCAATTGTAGTTCCATTTAAATCAATACCATAGAATTCGGCTACTTGATATGGTCTTGGACGATTATAATGATACTTCATTTTCATAATATATTTAGCACTTTCTTTTATAACTTCTTCTAAATAAGTTAAATTAATACTAACTTTATTTTTTTCTACTAAGGGCTTAAAACTTTCAAATACTTCATCTCGTTTTTTAACTAAATCTTCATCTGTTTTAAGTTTTGATAAATAATTTAATTCTTTTAATGTATTCTTAGAATCATTATCTGGTTTATGAGTAAATCCTAAACTATATGGTAATGATATATCTTCATGAAAATGTTTTACCGACATACTCATTTTTTTCTTATGTTTAGGTTTTATAGATTCACTATAAACCATTTTCTTAATTCCTAATAACTCTTGTAATTTAATCATTATAACTAACTCCTATCTAAACTTTGGATATTGTTTGGTTGGATTCTTAGCTTTCCATTTCTTGTGTTGTTTTGCAGTTCTACCTTCTCGTGCCCATTTGGCATTTAATTTTTGTCTTAATTGTTTTCTACTTTTTGCTGCTCTGTTTGGCATCTTATTTCCAATCCCATATCTTAAATAAGTTATATGTTACTCCAAATCCCCAAATTGGTTCTGTTAATCCTGTTTCACTATTATAAGTGATTCCTAACATAGGCCCAACTGAAATTTGGTTTTTTGGTGGTTTCACTCTATAAGTATCACTTACACCACCTTTAAGTGTTACTCCATAAAATTGTCTATCTGGGTTTATTGCCCTAAATTCATACTTACCAACATTTTCAATTATTGGTGTTCCTAAAGAAATACTTCCATCAAAATCAACATCGGTTCCTGAATCAACAATTGTATTATTTTTAATTCTTAATCCACTTCTACCAAACAATCGTATATAATTATCTTGTGAACCAAATTCTCGTTCAAATGGAACTATTGCACTTCGTACATCATAGACATCTAACTTCATTGTATTTAATGAATCAATAAGATTTTGAACTCGTTGTTCATATTCTTTTTCCCAACGAATTCTTTCATAATACTCAGTTTTTATTTTACTGATTTCAGTATCTTGAGTATCATTATCTATCTGTAATCTTCTTACAACCGAAGTTAAACTATCTATTGTTTCCTTATTATCTTGAATAAGTTGTTCTTGTCTTTCACTATCCTTTACCAAGAAATCATATTCTTGTTTTGCATAATAATACCTTATCGTAAAGATAGATAAAACAAAAATAACATTCAGTGCAATACCCAATAAGGTACTTTTACTCATAAGTTAATCCTTACTATTTTAAATTTTTGGTTGCGGTGTCAATTGCTTGTCTAACTGCACCACCTAATTCAGTTCTATTAAATGGAATATCATCTGAAATTTGTAATCCAGCAGCTGATATTCTTGTAGCAATTTCACCCTGTCCTCTGGAAGTTTTTACTCTACCAGTTTGATTATCTTTTATAGATATTACCATATTCACCTGAGTTTTAGAATTTCTACGATTAAATAATCCTACAATACTAAATGCTTCATTTGGTCTACCGATATAAACAACTTCCGCAGATACAACAAAATTAGCATTATCATCATCTACTAATATATATCTTGAATTAGAAAATGATTCTTCTAAAAGTTGACGAATACCTAATGTTACTCTATCATCTTTTATACCTGTATTTTCATCAACCTTTACAAACTCAGAAATTTTTAATGTTGGTTGGATTAAATCTTCACCTACTATTGCAGGTTGTGGTAAATCTTGTCCACGAACTAACCCAAACATTAAAAAACTGAATAATATTACTTTCATTGTTGTTTTCATTTTGTTCTCCTAAAAATAAGTTCCAAACATTATACTGAAACTTTTGTCTCTCTCACCATAGTCATTAACTATAGTATTATATCCCATTGATACTCCAACATTCAATACAAATGCTTGTCCAACTTTCCAATCAACTGATATGGTCGGAAAGAGTATTATGGGACTCTTTAATAATAAATATTGATTTCCTTCAGAATTACCCTCATAATATCGAAATAATGTATAAGCAATATAATTAGAAAATGTAACTTTTGTTCCATTAAAATTAAATGGAAATTGTTGTCCATAAACTACTGATATATTTCCAAAGTTAAATTTACTAACATTACCATATGAACCAGTAAGAACAAGTGCCTCTGTATTTTTCTTTTGTAATGCCTTTGCATATGAGGCAGATGCTAACCAATCCCAACCCTCAAATGTTTTATAAGTTAATACACTTCCATTTACTTGAACATTTTGTTTTTTTGCCTTAAATTTAAATCCTTGGCCATAGGTTAATGAACCCTTTCTAAAATCATCAGTAAAATTAAAATTACCATCGTGCCTTCTTGTTCCATCAAAACTTTCTGCTGTATAAACACTATTAAAGGCAGTAACCCACCTATCGTTATTTGTTCTTGATGTAGAACGAATTGCGTAATTTATTTGTTGTGGTTCGGATGATATATCCTCATCTGATTTACTGAATTGTTCACTAACATTACTTGCTATAACTGAAGATAAAACCTCTTCTGCAACTCTTACTGCACATGGAAATAAATCCTCAAAATCTTTATATACACTCTGTGCCCAAGCTTCTAATTCACCATTAATAACTTGTTCGAATGTAAAATATCTTGTTTTATTATAATAGGTAACCCAGAATCCACGACCATCTGAGTCACCAAAATTATAAACTGAACTTACAACATTTTGTTCACATGGGTCTATGTAATTATAAAAAAATGATTGGGCGGAAACACTACTCCAAAGAGCCAATAATACTATTAATTTCCGAAACATTCATTTTACCAACCTTTTCTATCGATTGCCTTTATTACATTAACAACTGCTGTTTCCATTGCTTTGTTTGAAGCAGAACTTAAAGAACTTTGATTCCACTGCATATTTGGATTTTTTAGAAATCCAGAACCTACAGTCGATGCTCTTCCTTGTCCACTACCAACTACATATTGTGTGTTTTCTAAGTTAACTAACTTAACTTGAATACCAACAATAGTTTCATTAGCTGTTTGGATTTTACCACCTTTGATATCTTCAGTAAGGTTTACTGCAAAATCATAAATGGTAACATATCCCCAATATTTAGCTTTATCTATTTTAGCGTTGTTTGCTTTTAAATCATTTAACATTGCTAATTGATTATCTCTATCAGCCTCAATTAAATTAAATCTACCAACATAAGATACTACATTCTGTAGTTCTTGTGTTAGTCCAAATGCAACTCTTTTTTCTGCCAATTCAGGATATCTATCTTCAACATCTTTATTGAATTTTACTTCAACAATCTTTAGTCCATCTACTTTTGTAATCTCCACCTCATCCAATGATTTTTGTTTTTCATATTCACCAACATATTGTTCAGTTGATACTGAAGCGGCACATGACATAAAAACCATTGCAAACAATATTGAGAATAGTTTGTTCATTCGTCTCTCCTATTTTTTATCGCCTCTATCCCATCCATAAGGTCGTTTTTTATCATGTCCCTTACGATGAGATTTTTTAGCGTATTCGTGTCCTATCCAAAAAGAAATTCCACCAACAACTACATAACTTAAAACTCTATGTTTTTTTGTTGGTTTTTTAACTTCATATCTTTTATGGTCTAATGCTCTCATGTGAGCTCTTTTATGTGCTGCTTCGAATTTTCTCCATTCAGCATCTTGAGCTCCCATCCACACCTTTTGTCCCCAAGAAAGTTTATTCATCTTTTCTTGAGCAAGATTTTGTCTCATTTCTCTTTGTTCTTGTTTAGTAATTTCTTTATCGGTTTCTGTTTGTTGTCCAAATAAAGGAACCATTAAACATATCATAAATACTATCTTTTTCATAGTACTCCTTTCCCTATCTTAAATCAGATAGTGGGTCTTTTAGTAATTTCTCCAATCGTTTAATCTCATCTTGTAATTTATCAATCTCATTTTCAAGTTTGATAATATCACCATCATAAGATTTAACTTTTGGTGTTTTTAATCCATCAACTTTCTCACGAAGATATTTAAAATCTTCATCATACTTATTGAATTTTTCTGTTACGATTTCTATATCAGAAGCTTCTGCAAATCCTTGAACTACTTCTTCCAACCCATCAATACGGCCAGTAAAACTATACCAACCAGCAATGACGGTAGAAAGAAAAGTAACAATAGCAATAATATTATTAATTGATACTTTGAATCCTTTTCCTTTAACTTCTTCAATAGCTTGTTCTATATCCTTTGCCATAACTTATCTCCTATTTATTATATCTTTACATTTATAGTAAGTTGAAAGGTGTTACTTAAAGGATGAATTTCATCACCATAAATATACCCTACACCTATTAAATATCTATCATAATTGAAATCTAATCCAAGTGATGGATAACTTAAATCGTGTGTATCATCTTTAAAGTATCCAAGTCTTACCTTCATTATATCTTTTATATTATAATCAACTCCCCATCCTGCAGTATAATAACCATCATAAATATTATATTGTTCATATAATGTAAAATCTTTTAATGGAACACTAAGTCCAACATTTAAACTTGATGGTAATTCAGAGTCAAAATCATTAAACTTTGGTGCCAATCCCACATTTTGTATTGCAACATCTGCTTCAAGATTTAAGTTTCCTATTTTTAAATTTGGAAAAAAGAATCCTGCATCAATTACTAAACCAGTTGCCTTTTCGGTATGTAAACTATGATTTATAAGTTTCCCTTTAACACCAGCATATACTTTATCTCTTAATTGTGTTCCCCATCCTGCAGATACTACAACTGAGTTTGGATTAAAATCTCCTAAGATAATTCCACTTTCATCTGAATAATTTTGTGAACCATAATCAAAATATAATAAATCAAATGACCATTGTTTGTATGAACCTTGAAGATAATTATATCCCATATCCTCAGTTATATTTTTCAACCAATCTACTCTTGTAAATCCAACATGACTTAATGTATCCAAATCAAATGAATTACGAGCAGGATTTCTAAATACCAATGATTGGTTTCCTACACTTGCCTCATATGATGTTGGTGAAATAGTCAACATTCTATTTACTTGTGCAAACAATTGACTACTCAATGATAATATTATCATTAATATTAAAAATATACCAAATTTATTCTTTTTCATTTTTCGAATCTCCTAACTATCCAAGCTATACCCATAAACGTCCCAAAGAAAGCAACTAATTGGAACCAAAACCAACCAGTTAATACTAACACTTGAAATGCCAAAGGTAAGGTACTTATATACGCTTGTAGTGCACTCATTTCTTTTCTACCTTCTCACTAACCCAAACGATGACGGATATTAATCCATACGCCGCTGGTATGCTTAAAATTATTATTGCTCCAAATAATATCTCACTCATTATTTAATGACCGTGAATTTATTTGCTTTTATTTTTCTATCAGTCTGTAATACAAATACATAAACTCCAGGTTCTAATGTCTGATGTCCATCATAAGTTGATACCTCAGAAAAGAATGAACTTGGTTGATTTGTAAATTCAAATGTATGTATTCCAGCATCTATTTCTTCATCTAACAATGTTCCAACATATTGTCCCATTGAATTTAAAATATAAAGTTTTACATTTTCTCGTTGGTCAAGATAAAATTGGAACTTAGTATTCTCTTTAAATGGATTTGGATAATTGTATGTTATATCATCATTATTTGGTTGTCCACCACCGAACGCCCAATATTTATTCCATACCATTACTTTACCATCTTTTCTATCCATTAATAAATCTTTACCACTTGGACTTCCTGCATTTTTCTTACCAACAAATTTAATTGGTGCTTCTGTCCATTCGGCATCTGGGAAATTAGCTTGGAAAATTAATTTCAATCCAACAATTTCTTTATTTATGAAATATTTTTCAGGTGCATTTCCTGGAGTATAATCCATACCACCAAATGAAACTCTTTGCCATCCATCTGCTCTTGCTTCATGAACATTCACATATGTCATCCAAGGCCCTGGCAATATATCTGTTTTCATATCTATGAATTTAAGTTCATCAGATTTAAATTCAATTTCAAATTCAAATCCTGCAACATCTATTTCTTTAGATTCTTCAGGTTTAATTGTTAATGGAATTTCTATTTGGTCTCCACTTGAAACTCTGACCGTTGAATCTGCTGGTAATGTTAAGAAAACATCAGGAGTAGTTTCTGCTATTTTATTTACCCAAGTATTAGGTGCATTACCATTACCCCATCTATAATAAGTTGTTCCATTTACATCAATATACCCATCAGCACCATTTCCTGGTTCATCAACTTTAGTTCCTGTAGTATTGATATCACCAGTAAAGAAGTATGCCCAATCAGGTAATGTATAATCAGGATTTGCATCACTATTATATGTAGATGAACCCGCACCTATATTAACCTGTAAGGTATCTAATCCAGTTTGAATATCATTCATCAATGGATTTGTTACTTCTATTTGTCCAAATGTTAAAGTTGTATCTTGGTCAAAATCATCATCCTCAAAGACAGTAAATTCATATTTTTGATTTCCCCAAGTTTCATACCAAGTATAATTAAATGGTTGATTGTTTTCTTTTAATGTATCAATAGTTGACCAATTTTGTAATGTATCTCCATTTAAGTGAACATAAGTATCAAAAATTCCTGAAGTATATGCCCATATAAAATATGAATCATTTAATTGGAATACATCATCACCATCAACATCACCAATAAAATATTCTGTAGTGTTTAATGTATCATAAGTTGCTGGGTCTGCTTGCCACTTACCACTTTGGAAATTAAATGAAGCAATAGCATCATTGATATTACTAATTGCATATCTATCAAGTGTATAAGATGTATGAGTTTCTATATCATCATCTTCATCTGGAGGATAAAAAGATACACGATAAACATTATTTCTTGGTAATTGAATATTAAAATATCCTCTATCATCGGTATAAGTTGAATCATAATAACTTACTCCTAAAAATCCCTCATCTGGTATTTGATGGTCTGAAGTTGTTCCTTTTAAATCATATCTAAATGTTGAAGTATAATCACCAATAACATCATCAGAATTATCTTCATCGGTATTACTTGAAGTATTTGTAACTGTCTCTATATTATACCAATTACTATAGTTACCTGGATTACTCTGGTCTAATTCAAATCTTATTTTCCAATATGGGAAAGTATTTTCTGCTCCCCTATCTACACCTTGAACATATCTGAAGTATCCCTCAACATCTACAAGTTCAGGGTGAAGTGTGATATCACCACGAGCACCACCATCATAAGTTTGTTCCGTTCCATAATTTCCATCAATATAAACTTTGTAATCTAATAGATAATCATCACTTACATAAGTATAATATCCACTTCCACCTTGATATAGTGTTGGAACTCTAAATGATTGTGGTTGGAAATTATCTACTACATCTTCTATTTTAAAATATAATTTTAATAATTGTGTTTGATTTCCATCACCATTTCCAAATGTATGTGTATTTCCATTATGAGATACCATTGTAATTCTTAACCAATCATAACGATTATTTGCTTGTGATATTTCACTATCAGCAGTTTGTAAAGAATCCACATATCCAATGTTTGAATAGTGAGTTACTTCATACGAGTAATGTGCGTTCGAACTTTCATCACCTTCAGTCCAACCTGATATATAAGAACCCTTTAATACTTCTGTATCATCGTGGTCCCAATCAATTAAATCATTATCAAATACTAAATCTAATCTAAATGCAGTTACATCTGCATCATTATCATCTAAGGTAACTTCCATTACCATAACTGAATCTCTCCAGGCATCAAAATTATTATTATATAATGCTGGATTATTTACATCATCAGCAAGATAAGTTTGTAGATTATGTGTGACATTATCTCTCCACCAAAAATCTGGTGTATCATATGTGTCAATTTGCATAACTCTTATGATAGGATTTTGAGCCTGAACAAAACCCATAACCATTAAGAGCCAAAACATTTTCTGAAGCATAAGTTTCACAAAATTTCTCCTCTATTTCTTAGACCCTCAATTCTACATCAGGTCATCCTATTTACTCTATATCAACTCCCGAACGGTCGTCGGGTTTGGTGTAGCCTTTATTTACCTATTAATAAGTATTATATATATAAAAATCCATATGTGTTATACATCAAATCTTACAACTATTGCGTTTTGTGCATTTGTAGTAAGTTTAATAGGTTTTCCTAATTTACCTATAACCAATAACTCACCTTTATCATTATAAAGACCGACAGTTGTTACATAAGGTCTAAACTCTGAATGAGTTACAAAATTCTGTGCAGTATCTGTTGCATTATATGAAGATAAAAATGTTCCAATACCATTCTTATCTGGTTGGTCACCAGGTGGTAAGAAATTGGACATTGAAACAGTCCCTTCTGCAAGTGTAAGACTTCCACTTAATCCTGAAGTTACACTTTTGTTTGATGTTAGATTAAATTCGTTTGGTTCTGCCCTAACGATATATTCATATTCATAATGTGTTTGAGTTGATTTATATCTTAACTCATGTCCACCACCATCAGTTCCAGCGTTTACCAAAGAACCTGTATCTGTTATAATTAATAATCCATGTTGATAAATTGCATTACCAACTTGGGAACCACTTCCTTTTGTATTAGTTTTATCATAATCAAAAGAACTTGATTTATATGCTGCAAAACTTGATGAAAAGTTTCCGAAATCATATAAATTACCATCACCATCATCTCGTATTTTAAATGTTTGTCCACCTGTAGTTACATCTAACTTAATACTACCAGGTTTTATTTCTTCCCCAAATAATTCTTGTGGAATACTAAACACTCTTGCACTACCTTCTAAAACCCTCTTTTCTTTTTGTGGATTGTTTTTTCCAAAACTTCTGAATGGTTCATCATTCTCATAATACATTTGTTTTATCATGAAGTAATTTGGAATATCATAGTAAGTTCCATATTCGAAGGCACCTGTCATATAGTTTCCGAAACTTTGAGATGCCGCGGAACCAGTTTGAAAATTATAAATGGAACCACTAACTGCCTTAAGCACAATATGCCCACTACCACTATCATTATTAGTTAGTAAGAAACTTTTAAAGGTTTTAAAAGGTTTGATTGACTTGTCTGATGGGTCAATGTTCTTTAACATTGTTATCCCCTAAAAATCAAGTTTAACTTTTATTATAGCTTCTCTTGCGAAAGATTTAAGAACTGGTTTACTTAACTTAGCAACTGCTAAAAGTTCATTATCATCATTGTAAAGTCCCACTTGTGTAATATACACTTTAGGGTCTTTAAAGAATGTAGTTTGAGTATAAGCTCCATCTGAACCCGTAAAGAAAGTTGGATTAGCACTATGATTATATTTTCTGTTATTTACTCTACAAAAATAATTTGTTGAACTAATTTCTTCTTCTCTACGAACTTGAAACTTCTTACCAGCAACTATTGCATCAAAGAACTTTCTTGGATTATCTGCAAACGCATCTGTATTTCTTCCTGATGCTAACATTTGATAATTATCAAGATGTGTAGCGTTTAAGATTATAATTCCTAAATCTGGATAGAATAATCCTATACCACCACCTGTTTCAGAAGCTGCTGCTGTTTTAATTACACCTGTTCCAGTTTCTAATGAACCAGTAACAACATTAAATACTCTACCACCTTCATTGACGGTTGGACTATTTGTTGCACCACTATCATCGATTAGTTTTAATGGTGTTTGAACACTACCACTTAATACTAATTCCCAATTACCTGGGTCAATCTTTTCTCTCATTCGTGCTCTATTAAAAGCGATGAAATAGAAATCAGGTGAACCACTTGGTGCACTTGTCATTGAAAACTTTTCAGTTTGTGGTGCCAAAACAACATTAGCAAATTGTCTATACATTGCTGCTGATTGTCTTCCACCAGTAGTTAGTTTGGTTGTATTACCTGCCGAACCACTACCTTCAAAGTGTGCATATCCAATATCAAATTGTACTTCTGCTGTTGCAGAATATGATGAATCATTTACATCTTGATGATAAACACTTAAATGTGAACCTGTTATACTTCCTGCTGCGGATTTAGTATAAAAGGAATTTAATGTTCCACTTCCACCACTAAAAATACCACTTGATACTTTAGTTCGTTGATTCTCAACTACATCATTATCAAAATCGAATCTTGTAAATACTGACATCTTCTACTCCTTATAATTTACTTGGGTCAGCTTTAACTTTAACTGAAACATTATATGTTGCTCCAGTAGCTAAACCAACTATGGTTATATTAGTATTAGTATCAGAAGTTACTGAACGAGATACAACATTTACTGATTTACCTGTAATTGTTATTGAACTCTTTCTTTCTTCTTCATTCAAGAATACTGGAGTTGTTGCTCCTGTATTAACTTGTAAATCTGCTATTAATTCTTCTTCCTTAATCACCTCATCAAAAATCCTTTGTAAACCAGGTCTGAATTGGTCTCGTTTAGCAAAAGCTCTTTTAGCTCTTTTTGGTGGTGACTCTGGTAATCTTTTCTTAGCAACAACTACTGGAGTTAGATTTGCTATAGTTGCATCATGTAAGATAAAACTATATCCAGCTTCAGCATCACTACCATTTCTTGTATTTGGTGTGATTGTTTGTGCAATACCAGGACCATTAAATGTTAAAGAAGGAGATGGAACTTCCAAGATAGGAAGTTTCGCAGTATTTTTTGGAAGAGATACTAATTTAAATCTCATTACTTGATTCTCATCAACAAATGCTTCTAATAAGGGCATGTTTTCTATTACACTCCCATAGTAATTTGAACCATTTGGATGTGCAGTATCCCATAAACGATAATCGATTTCATCATCACTTAAAGCGAATTTAGTAATCTTGAATTCGTCTTGTCCTCTAGCTAACAATTCACGACCTTTCTTTGTTAGTACGGCGTCGACAGTTACACTTGTATTGTTTAAAAATCCCATTTTTTACTCCTATTGATTGAACTTAGATGGAAAGTGTTCATATATAAATATAACAACATCAAATTTTCTACTCAACTATTAATTTAGAATCACCTGGTTCTTTAGTTATTAATCGAGTTGGTGATGTTATAGTTACTTCAACTGGTTCCTTACCATCTATTGTATTTTCCTTTGTTAATTGTGTTTGTTTATAAAATAATCTAAATAATTTTGATTCATAGGCCATACTCTGATATTCTGCTGGTTCAAATGATGCACTATATTGATAATTTCCACCATATTGTGTATGAATCCCATATCCATTTGCATCAGAAACACTTAATGAACTTGTATAAAATTTTAATTTTATTTCATTATGTTCTGATAATCTTGAAGAACTTACAAATGGTTGAGTTGCCTCTTCAAATTCTGTTGTGGTTCCACCTAATGTTATACTTGCTGTTGCGTATAAACTTCCATAAGGACTTATATAATCTATTTCTTCTAACCTAACTAATGTAGGTAATCCAAGTGTTCCAAGTGAACCAGATTCTAAGTTATGAATATTAACCGCACCATTATACATTGGAAATTCTCCACTTGGTATAATTGTTCTATCATCGGAACCACTAATGAAGTTTGTCATCTTCAATCCATAATCAAAGTGTCCTGCATTTTCATAATATGTATTTTCAAGTTCTGGTAATTTACCAACAACTTCTTTATTTCTTTCTAATATATTTGGTTCAATTAATAAACCTAAATTTGTATTTGCCCTTGCAGGTATTAACTTTTCAAGTTGAGTCCAAATACTTGCATCAAAATAATCAATCAATCTCATATAATCCCAAAAGTTATTTGGTGAATTATATTTTTTAAAATAATTTCTTTGTTGTTGTTCTAATCCACGATATTGGTATTTATATTGGTCTCTTGGGTCTCCGATATAATCATCAAAATTCATATCTGCTATACTATACATTATATCTTCATTGATAACATCTGCTGGTGAAAAATAAACTCCTAACTTATTACTATCAACTGGTGCAGTATCTTGTGATGATTTTTCTCTTCTAACATTATATGCTAATTGTCCATCTAATGAAGTATTCTCAATTCTAATCTTGGTTGCATTTCTTCTTGATGGGCCAAGATTAGGAACTTTCATTTCTTCTACATCAACTAAACTTCTATAATTATTACCACCAAATTGTTGAGTACTTCCACTATAATCATAAGTTTGTGGATGTGCAATATTAGTAAGTGATGAAGTAGTTGCATAAGTAACATTATTATCTAATGGTATTCTTAAAACTAAATTATCATAATGTGATTGTGTTGTATTACCATTATATGCTTTAGGTGCCCTTAAATGATTTTCAAATACACTCTGAGATAATGGTTCACTCCATAATCTGAATTCCATTAATGAACCACTAAATTGTGTTCCAAAGTTTGAACCATTACCACCAAGATAAATAAATCCACTTGAAGTAAATGCGGCGTTTAATGCGTTTCCTGCGGCCGCAACTCCACTATCAAAACTTTCACTTGTAGAATAAACAACTCTATTTCTTGTTGAATCATATTGTCTTGTTGTAAGTTCATAAGTTACATTTTGTGTAATTGAATCACTTGTTAAATCAACTCCACTTGCACTCTTTCTTGTTAACATTACACTCCACATTTCATCATTATAGAATGGTTGTTCAGAAGAAGTAATATATTGAATTCCAGTTGATGCACTTACACTAAATCTTAAATACCCCTTATTATCTGTATCTCCATTATCTTGTAATTGAATTGCAAATTCATTTCCTTTTTGTACAATAACTTGGTCTTGTGATTTAGGACTTCTAAATCTAAATTCAATTGTTTCTGGTTTAATACCACTTGTTGAATCATTTTGCCATTGTGATTCAACATATTCTTTTGATTTAAAATCTAATGCGTATGTAAACTTTCTTTTTATTTCATAACTAACTCTTTCATTTAAATCTGGTCCACCATATTCTCTAACTCTTAATATAGAACTTGGAACACCATAACAATTTAATAATCCTTTAATTGCTCTTGTGTTTCCTTTGTTCTTTAAGAAGAATGGTAAGTTAGCCAATAATCTTTTCCATATTTCTTCAGTAACTTCTTCTTGTGGTGATTCATATTTATCAGAACCATCGGATGCCTTACCTACCAAATATTCTGGAAGTATAATTAAATCATTACCATTAGTTACATCCATCCCTAAAGATTTAGCAACCTCACGAACAATATCTTTTGAAATACCCTCTGATAATTTATTTGAATGTTCATTAATATCTGTAAAGTGTCTTAGGTAAGTCCATATCTCATCAAATTGTTGTCCTATCATATCAACAAATTCTAAAAATACATTATTTTGAGTATCAGTATTAACATGAAGTGGTAAATTATTTACTAACCTATTAGTATTGTTATCATCAAATAATGATGCACTTGTTATAACATTATTATACCAAGTAGTTGAAGTTGAACCACTCGTATGTGCTAATGTATATGGTGAAGTTGAATTTTCTTTTGGCCATGTTGCTTGATACCACTCACCAACTGAACTTGAAACATAAGAACCACTTTGATAATATAAATAATGTTCATATGGGTCAAAACTATTTATCACTTGTTCTTTCTTTACATCAAAATTATTCATTGATGTTGCAGAACTTGTAACATTAGTTAAGGCAAAACTTTCAGAAGTATAGTATTCAATTAATTCTACTTTATCTCTAAAGTTTCTAACTCTTTGTTCTGCCGAACCAAAATGAACAAAATTTCCAAATCCAAAATCTGTAGTTTCTTCACCTATTGTATCTGTTCTTTTTGCATAATCTACATTAACTTGAACATCTAATAAACTACCAGAAAGAACTTTATTTTTAATATCTTGTTGTGTAGTTGAATCAGTTCCAATTAAATCATTATGTGTTCTATATTGTGTTCCTCTAAAATTAATTGGATTATCAACTGAGTTTAAATTAGGAACTCTTAAATATAATAATTCTTCTTTTTCTTCAATAAATGGAACTAACTCTATAGTATCTTCATATGGTTCCATTTTTTCTTCAACAAAATAAACTAAATCATTTACTTCAATCTCATCATCAAGTTTATCATATAATTTAAAGTATCTTGCAGTTTTATCTGTTATATCTTTTAATGGTAACTCTTCATCATGTGCCTTTGGTGCATCAAAACTATTAATAATTAAATTATATTTTTTATCGGTAACTAAATAAGTGTTTAATCTTGTAACTTGATGTTTAGTATAGTTAACAAAAAATTCATCAAATATTTTTCTTGAATTATCTTCTCCACTATGTTCTGATTCATTTGCTGCAGATTCATATGTTTTATCAACTTTAATTCTATTATAATCTAATACTTCTATAATCTTTGCTTTAAAATCAACTGGAACTTGTGTTGTTGTTCTAACTTCAACTTCAAAATCTTCTTCTACCCACTCACCATCATATTCACCTATTATCTCATCAACTTCTTCTTCATTTTCTATTTTTTTTATTGTATCAATATCATATGTTGGTAATTTAAAATCAGTAATGAATTCATTAAGTGGTTCAAATTGATTACTTCTTCCTAAATTAGTTCCATAACTTCCACCACTTTCCATATCACTTTCACCTGCCTGACCACTACCATCTTCAAAGAATTCTTCACTTAATGGTCGTATCATATTAATTCTTTTATTTCTCATATCTAAGAAATGATTAATACTATTCCATTTACCAAGTGTAGCAGATGTTACATTGTTAGCAATAATAGTATGATGTTTATCAAGAACTAAATTCCAAACATCCAATGCTTCAGAAACAAACTCATTACCAATTTCGTTTGCCATATACCACTTACCTTGATGTTTAATTGGATGGTGGTCTGTAGTGATAAGATTTTTATAACGAACTAATTTATCTCCGTAAGGTCTGTTATCTTTAACTACCTTTAATACTTTTGCGTAACCCTGTTCTGTTTTTACTTTCATACCAGGTTTCATCATCTTGATTGGTATGGAACGATTGTTACTTAATTTTATTTTTGTATCACCTGTAAAACAAACACTTCCGTAAGAATCTTCTTCTCTATCATCTTCCCATTCCTCTTCTGGACCTGGAACATCTTCTATAGTTTTCTTAGGGTCGGATAATTTTTTTTGTGCCTGTAATGCCTTTTTTACTAATCTTTTTTCAGTTCGTTTTGTAGTACTCGTTAATGAATACTCAAACATTTCTTTAATAGTAATTTCACCACCAACCATTGCATCAGTAAATCCTCTTTCACCTGGTGCATCATTAAACACTAATATATTAGGGTCTGTTAAATCCCATCGAATAGTTCCACCACCACCTCTTTTAAGTGGTATGTAAACTATATTCTTATTCATAGATGCAAAATTTTTCTTGTAAGGAACATTTTTAATTTCCTGAACATCTACTTTTAATTCTCTTTTATTTGGTGATATTTGTTTAATGAAATATTTTAATTCTTTTGGAAATAATTCTGTTGGTTCTACTTTTTCTTGTTTTCCACCAAAAACATTTTGTGTAAAATATCTTGTTTTTCCATTTATAACTCTTGTTGCTATTCTACCATTATGAACATAACCATTTTCATTTAGGAAGACAGTTTTTTTCTTACCTGCAACTCTTCTTAAAAATAAATACTTTACTTTATATCTACCTTCCTTATAACCAAGTTGTCTTAAATGTGTTCCAATATCTAAATCAATAGTTGAATCATCTTGAAATAAAAGTTCCCCCGCTGATAGTATTTCATCATCTATCTGATTTCCATCTTCATCATAAACATAAAGATGGACAAAGTCTTTGTTATCTCTCCCATACGAACTATAAAATGGTTTAGGAGCGATTAATTGTTCACTATCTTTTGGTTTTATTCCCTCAAACTTTGCCATTTATTTATCTCCCAAACAACTTCTTAATGAACTTTTTAACTTTCTTTTTTGCTTTTGCAATTGCCTTTTTACCTACTTTGTCTTTAATTTTCTCTAAGGTACTTTTAGTTGATTTCACAGCTTTCTGTTCTGGTGATAATGATTGATTAGTTACTTGTTCAATTGCATCTTCTAAAGATTTATTCAATTCTTTGTTTGTTTCAATCTGTTCTTGTAATTGTTGTTTTAATGCTTCAATTTCTTCTGGTGAAGTTCCTTCTTCCTCTTCAACTTCTTTTGGAAATATTTCAGTAAAGTTTAAATCATCACCAAAAAATTTTAATACTCTTATCGGTGTTGAAGATTTTTGTTCTACTGGTATTCTTACATATTGATATGGTTGTTCAATTGATTCACCCTTTTTATCTGGGTTCTCAAGTGATAATAAAACTCCATCCTCATCACGAAGTGGATTTGTAGCATCAATAGAACCAGATATACTAAGTCTCTGTGATTCTTCTTGAACAAGTTTTAAATGTTTTCTTTTATCTGAATCCTCTACATTAACATAATAATCTGAACTTCTTATTTGTTCACTTGTATATGGCATTATTGTATCTCCCTACCAAAGAAATCATAATTAATTTTTATATATTTTTTCCATTCATCTGGAGTGTCATCTTCATCAAAAATTGCTTCTACTGGACATTCTGGTTCACACGCTCCACAATCAATACATTCATCAGGGTCAATATATAATTGTAACCCATCAGGATTGAATCCATCTGCCTTTGCTTCTTCACCCATACCTTCTTTATCAAAAGGCCCATGAATACAATCAACTGGACAAACTTCAACACAAGCTGTATCACAAGTTCCTACACATGGTTCTGCAATTATATAAGGCATTTTATCTCACCACTTTAAATGACCAGTCATCATCATATATTATTGAGTTTTCATTTGCCCCACTACCACTTACAACCTTAATTTCAAATCTATAAAATCTTTCTGGTTGGAACCCATTCATCCAAAGATTAAAGTAATTACTTGTTGCATCACAACTAACAATTGAACCTGTACTAAATGGTATTATTACTTCTTCAGTTTCTGCATCTTTTACTGAATAATAAGTTCCTTGTGTTAATGCTCTACTACCACTTGGTAAAGTTTTAATTGTTAATGCTGCTGGTGTTGTATCAAATCCTCTTGTTGGATATAATTCTCTACCAACTAATCTAAATTTAACTTTTGATTTTTCTTTATACTCTGGTTTTATGTTTTGGAAATAAACAGTCAATCTATCTAACTCAGTTGCATTTAGTTCAGATAAACTTCCAGTATTCCAAGAACTATCATCCCACATAACTTCTAATTTAGGTGGATAGATTGTGTGTGTTTCTCTTGAAAAGAATTTTAAATTACCAAGAATACTTGTATCATATTCTGCCGAACCTGTAGCGGTTGTTGGGTCAAAGATAGAATGTGCACTTTGAGATGTTGCTACATTTTCTCTCTTTATAATAAATCCTTGATTTCCAAATACTGAACTTGAATAGATATGATTATTAACCAAATCAGTTACATCCATTCTTATATCTTGTGTTTCATAAACTAAATCATATGATGATGAAACATTCCATCCACTATTCAAACTTGAAGTAAACCAAGTTCCACCTTGAGTATCACTACCTGTTACCCATTGTGTTTCAGTAGTATCATTATCACGATACTTCCAACTTGCTCCATCACTTATAGTTGGGTCTCTATCTAATCTACCAGTTCCACCATTCCAACTACCCGTTACAATATATGCCCACAAAGTAGATTCAGTAGCCAATTCCGTTGAACTTGCATCATATAAATTTAAAAAGAATTTTGCATCACTTGGTATAATTCCATCTTGTATTGATTTAGAAATATAACTATAATCAAACTTCATTAATATTCTTGAAACACTAATTGTACTACCAGCCGAATTTACATTCTTATTAACTTCTAATATCTCATCCAATCCTGTATTGATTGATGAAGTTACATTACCAGAATAGATTGTTGTATCGGTTATTGGATATTCAAAATAATACATTATACATCTCCTACCACTCTACCCTCGATATCTGTATCAGGGAATTTAAGTTCAAATATACTTGGGTCTAATGATGGATATATTACACCATCTTTTGTTGCTGATTGTAAATCATAAACATGACCACTATAACCTTCTTCTGTTTTGTATTTATTATCTATCACTACAAGTTGTTTCTGTGGATTATCATCTTCTGGTGGAACAACACTTGCAACACCATCCACTAAAGAAATCTTATAGGCAATATCACTCAATACTATTGGTTCATTAATTTGCCATCTCTTAATATTAAAATGTTTCCTTACCTCATCAATACATTTCAATAATACTTTATTTTTATTATATCCTCGTTGAGTAATAATTGAAAATCTTACTGATATGTTTATAACATATGCATCTTTAATATTAATTGCATCTGTTAACATTCTATATTGTGAAAGATATATTTTTAAATTTTGTTTTGTAGCATCATTTAAAATTACTAACTTACCATCATTACTATATCCTAAACAATAAAGATTTAAAGCAAATGGATTAGGTATTACCAATGAAGATTTGTTTTTTGATATCTTACCATTTTTAATAATTGTTTGTGTATTTTCTTCTAATTGTTCATCTTGAACTATAAATGATTTTGCTATGTTTCCATATTTTTGTGGTAAAGAATATACTCTTGTGATATAATCTTCTTTTGTAACTGCTCTGTTTTGTGAATTAAAATAAGCCAATGCATTTTGTCTTACTTCTTCAGGTGATTCTCCACCACTTCCACCAGTAGCAGGGTCTGGATTTTTTATTGATAAACTTTCTTTTGTGTTCTTAACATCCGATGCAGTTAATCCATCTTCATCTAAAGTAAAAGTAACACTATCTCTATTAATAATTTCATTAGATAAAACATTATCATCATCACTTCCACCATAAGTATATGTAATAGTTAATGTAGTAGAACTTGGTGCCAATCCGAATGTTCTTGTTTTTAAGAAATTAGTTGGGTCAAATGATTCATCAAGTTTACTTAATCCACCTGCAAGAGATGAACCAACATTATCTGGGTTTGGTATTAATTCTTCATCAGGAGATGAACTTATTCCTGCACCAAATCTAATTTCTGTTTTACCATCACTACGAACATAAGTTGTAAACCTACGAGCAGTTTTAATTAACTTCAACATATAAGGTGTATCACCAGAATGTGAAGAAACATCAGGAGTATTAACACTATTATTTTCTATTGATTCAAAGACTGTATCTTGTGCCAAGAAAGGAACTTCATACCATTTATTTCCATCACTATCTGAAATTGATTCTATATGAATAACATTTTCTTCACCTAAAATAACTTTATCAAATTTTTCTGCTGCTCCAAAAGTAAATGTTTCTTCCTTTTTCTTTCCAGATTCTAAAATTCCTTTTTTAGTTATTCTAAAATGTGTTGGATTAACACCAGAATAATTAGAAATAACTTCTTTTCTTTCATCCAAAGATGAAGATGTTTTAAAGTTAACACTATCTAATAATCTAAATTCTGTTCCATTCTTTGATGAAAATTTACTATCTGCATCTATTGATAATGCATAATTTGTATTTGGAACATATTCTCCACCATCAAGAGTTGCTGGAACTTCTATACTGAATTCACCGATTGCTATAGATGGACTTGATAGTTTTGGTTTATATCCGAATGATTGTGCAATCTTAAAAATATTTTTCTTTTCCTCGGCAGCATGTAGTAATGATTCACGATATTGATTATCAATATAAAATCCTAATACATCTCCTACATATGCAGCCATTTCGATAAACATCATACCTGGTGATGATTCATTAAAATCATTGTATGAGTTTGGAAAATATGCTTTTGCAAATTCAAGTAGATTTTGTCTTATAGATGGGAAATCTCTACCGAGATATTTTACCTCTTTCTTATCTACCTTTTTTAGTGTGCCGTATTCTACTTGTGTTGGCATCTTACTCTCCTGTATTAAATGTAAATGTTAATTCGTTTACTGCATCGGGGTCTTCAATATTCACAATAAATTCTACCCTAACATAAAGTGTATTAGGATTTGAACCATCCGTTGTAGTAAACACATTATTTATTGTTATATAAGGTAACCAATAATCTACTGCCTCTCTTATTGATTGTTCAACTGAATCACCAATATCATCTGTTATTTGTTCAAATATTATATTCCATAAATCTGAACCAAATGTTGGTTGTCCTAATCGTTCACCTTTTCTTGTAAGTAAAAGATTTTTTAAATTAGAGTATGCCTGGTCTGTTAATGTTTTTGCTCTTGGAAAAAATCCATCCCTACCATCTTTATATGTAAGTGGAAATTTTAATCCAAAATAAGAATCATTATCAGAAGCAATTTGTCTTACTGATGGATTATTAGTTAATTTAACATTTTCAGGCATTTACTTATCCTCTTCTTGAACCCTTTTTCTTTTCAATAGCTTTCATAACATCTGAATAATTTCGTGTTAATGCGTTCATCACTCCATCACCTACTTGTTCTGGAGTAGAACCAGCTTCCGCTAAAGTTTTTGCTGCTAAATGATTTAATTTTGTTTCTTGTGGAGCCATATCTCCGTAACCCAAGACATCCTGTACATTTGAACTATCAAATGTTCCACCACCTAATGAAGGCCATTCTTCAGTTCCCTGTTTAGAGTTTCCTTCAATTCCACCGACCGTTTCATTTAGTACATTATTCAAAGCCTCATTCGATGTATAATGAACCTTTTCTTTTTTCTTATACTGCTTACGAATTGGTTCTTTGAATTCTTTTTCAGTAAGTGATTTTAGAGATGATTTATTCTCCTTAATAAATATCTCATTCACTTGTTTTTTAACTTCTTTACGAACTACTAATTCAATTATTTTTATTAGTTCTTTTTTATTCATTATTAACTCCTATTCAGTTCCTGTTGGTATTCGAATCCCATTCCTGCGAAAAACGCATCCCATTCTTTATCATTTTTAAATTTTCTTTCTGAAAATGGTGATTTATCTATATTACCATAAAATGCACCTTGCCTAAATGCTCTACCATCAATTGCTGCATGTATTTCTCTTGTTGTAGTAATATTTTGTTCTTCTAAATATGTTCTAAAATCTTTCTCAAACATTTGTTCTAAATATATCTGCATATCTACATTGGCCCCTGGATAATCATATCTATCTTCGGGGTCTGTTCCAAATTCTTCTTCTACCTCATCTATAAAAGTATCATTATCTTTATCATTATCTAATACTTTATATCCAGCGAATACTAATGGTGGTGCACTTGTGGTTGCTCCTGTAATTGTTTTCATATGAGTTTTGAATGCTTTAATTAATTGTTCAATAAACTCATCAATATTTTTATTAGTTACACCTTCTTTATCAACAAATGCAGATGTAATACCTGGAATAATTATTGTTGCACCACTTGCTGTTTTTGCACCCATCCAATATAATTTTAATCCAATATCAAGTGCCTTTGAAAATTCAAATAATCCAAAAGATAAAAAAGATAAGTTTAACATCGTTTCTAATAAATCTTTATTACCTTTAACTAATGGTGTTGGTGGTGCAGTTCCAAGTCCACTTAATCCTGTCCTAACACACAAATCATATGAATCTGCAATTGTTTTAGCAGTATTTTTACTTTTAAATTCATCTTGAAAAGATTGTTTATATTGAGCTCTAAAAATACTCCAACTCATTACTCTACCTTATTATTTTTACTATTCAAAGTACTATTCATTATTCCTTTAACTTCTCCTATAAATGCGGCACCTGCTGGATTAGGTGCTACTGGACCAACTGGACTTAATAAACCAGATTGTAATACTTGAATTAATTTATTTAATACTTTTACTAATTGATTACCCAATACGATTGGTTCTGTTGCCTGAACACTACCAATCTTTGTTACTGGTGATTCAATTACTAATTCTTTAACTGCCCCAAGAGAAAAATTTCTTGAACTAAATAAACCAATATCACCTTCATTCTTAGTATTAAATATAATCCTATCCGAACTTAATAAAATATTTTTACCTTTATATGGTCCTGATACTAATTTACTTTCTACTGATGGTTTAAATTCTAATTCTTGATTTGTAGTTAAATAAATACTTGAACCATCATTATCTATATTTTCTTTAATAGGTGATTTTTCTTCACCCTCTTTTGTTTGTCCAACATTTAAAATAATGTTTGGTGAATCTTGATTTTCATTTTTTATATCACTACCTAATCGTATAGTGTTTCCAAATCTACCCTCAACAATAACATCACCTTCATTTGGTAAAATTTTTCTTGCATCTGTATCTACACCATAATCATTAAAGTAATAACCTTTAATTGTTTTAGTATCATCTTGTTCATTTGGTGTAGTAATATCTTTCTTAGTAACTAAAGTATCTTTATGTTTTTGTTTACTAACACCAAACCAAGTATTTAAATTAGGATTTCCAAATAAATTTAATTGTGAAGTATAATAATAATCCCCAAGATATTTTACTCCAATTACTACTTCACCAACTATTGGTGTAGTTGAAACACTTGGATTTAATGGTTTAAAAGTTTTACAATTATCAATATTCTTCCCTTGTTCAGATAAAATAAATCTACCAATAATTGCACCTACAAAACTATAATCAGGATTACCATCTCCTGTTTTTGGGAATGATGATTTACTTTCATCTAAATGAACTTCCAAAACTTCTAATGGTTCTAATTCATAAAATTCTGTTTGTGTGGTAAGTTCCTTTAATAAACTTATCGTAGAATCGACAGTCTGAACTCTATTTCCAAGTTCAGGTCCAGTTCTATTACCTGGGTCATGTATCTTAAAATTTGCCATTAGTTATTTATTTTTGCTGTTATATCATCTGAGTGGTCTTGTAGTTCTTGGACAGTATGGTCTATTTGTTTCATAAGTTGTTCTTTTTCTTGTTCTGTTAATCCAAACTCATCTTCAGAACCTTGTTTAGAAGCAGTAGCCAATCTTTGTACTATAGTTGCCAACTTAACAAGTTGTTCATCATTCTTCACATTTATTTCCAAGTATTCCTTTAACATTGGAATAATTTGCACAGCTGTATCACCATCCTTGATAAACCCAACTACCTCTTTCATTAATACTTCTAATTGTTCTTTATTTCTATTGGAATTATCATAGATGTCTTTGAATACATCTGACAAGGTTTTACCCTCAAAAACTTCAAAATCGATTGCCATATTTTTACCTATATTGATTCAGTAATAAATATCAAATACTTAAAAAATACCTATATATAAATATATACCAGAAATTAATATTAAATATATACAATAGTTATTTAATGTCGGGTATAAAGTCCGACGAAATTGATAACTAACGGGAGAAGAACCATATGAAGGAAATCATAACACTCGTGAAAGACTGGGCAGATGACATTGCTCATCTACTTCTTTCTTTCGTAGCCATTGGGGCGGTTTCCGAAGTAATCTTCGGAAGTGGTATCTTTGGTGTTAATGTTATTGGTAACCTAACAGCAATCATTAATAACTTCGGCGAATCTGGTTTCGCTGGATTAGTCGCATTATTGGTGTTAGTGGGTTTATTCCGTAAGTAGTACTATATCGGATTAGCTAATAAAAAAGGGAAGTGAAAACTTCCCTTTTTTTTGTTACCAAAATTTATTCTTGGTTTCTATAATATATTCGTGAAAATTATCTTTGAACTTACCTAATCGTTTTGCAGTTTCTTTTGGATTACCCTTTGAAAACATTAAAACATTTTGATGTGATTTAGGAACTTTTCTACTTGTGTTCATAAATTTTTCAGCTCTCATACCAGCAGTTGCAGGTTCTTGTAATAAAATCATTTCATTATAATAAGACATTCCAGCATCTTCAAATGCCTGAATAGTATCTGGAACTAAACCAACATAAGAATCTTTTTCTCTTACCTCACCAACAACAAATACAGCAAAGGAATTATCTTCTAATTTATTACAAGATTTATGAATAATTTCTCTATATTGTTTTAAGAAAGTTTTATAATCCATATTGGAAATATCCTCTGGGTTATCTGAATATTGTTCAAGATTATAATAAGGTGGACAAGAAAATAAAAAATTATATTTACCTTTTAACTTATCTACATTTATGGAATTATCATGTATCCAATTTGGTATATGAGTATCACATATTTTTTTACCTTGAATAATATTATGTTCTATTTGATTTTTAGATAAATCAATACCAGTATAATTTCTTTTTAATTTACTTGCAACAATTCCTCTAACTGAACCACCTGCAAAACAATCTAAGATTTTATCATCTTCTTTTGTAAACCATCTATAAATACATTCACATAAAACGGGGTCAAATATTGAAGTTCTATTTTGTCCCATTCTATTCATCAAATCACTAAGACTTAAAAGATTTTCTTCTCTACCTAATTCACTTTCTATACCAAGTTCTTTCCATAATTTCTTTCGTCTTTTCCATCTACCAGATTTTATATCAAGAACACTAATAGGTGGAATTACGAATACTTGTTCAAGTCTACCTGACCTCTCTTTTACCATCTATAAATTACTCCAACTACCTGTTGATTTGGTATCAATTGAACCCGTTGTAAGATATGCTGTTTGTAATTTATTATGGTGTTTCTTCATCACATTAATTACTCTTGTGATATGTTGTGTATTAGAACCAGTCATTTCTCTAATTAAAATGTAAAGGGCCTTCTTATTGAAGTTATCAATATTATCTCTCATCTCAATTAATTCAACAACTGCATTAGCAACATCTAAATCCTTTTTTCTTTTAAATACAGTCGTAAGATTATTCTTCCAATACTTAGCAAGTTCCTCTACATATTCAACTTTCATATTTTGAACTTCTTTAATTTCCGCATCTTTAAGAGCATCTCTTTTATAATCAACTACATCTTCAGCATCATGTTGTTTCATTCGTTTGTAGTTATTATTGTTATGTAGAATTAAATAATTCTTAGCAACAATACTGAAGTATGAGAAGGCCTTACCCTTACCCTCAGTAAACTTATGCATGTTCATAACTAAGAAACTAACCACTTCATGTTTAACATCTTCACTCGGAACATCAAAGTAATAAAACTTAAATGTATGAATAATATTCTCTGCCAATTTCTCAAAGGCAATTCTAATATGGTCATTATAAATTCTATTTCTTATATGTGCTCTTGGTTCATTATTATAACGAATAACTGCTCTTTCAGTTACATCTGTAAAGTAATATCTTGTTGAGCCTTTTTTTGCTTTTCTTGGCATTATATCTCCTGTTCTGTGATTGATGTTAAATCATTTACTGCGTTTTTGATACCCTCAAAAACTACCCCTATCTCATCATCAGATTCAAACTTACCCTCTGAATCTAATTCTGATAGTATTCTTTGAGTTTGAATTAATCTTGCTGAATAATTCTCAACCCAATCTTCTAATCTCTCTACCTTTTGAAATTGATTGTAAGTTGTCCAACCAAGAACTCCTGATAGTATTATTGTAACTCCAAGTAATATTTCTATAATCATTTTTTATCTCCGAATAGTTCATCAAATAAATCCTTAGCATTATCACCAGAAAGTTTAGTATCAACTTCTGTTTCTACTGCCTTCTTAATATTCTTTACTGATTTATTTACTTTTTTTGTTTCTTGTTCTTCATCATATTTCCACAAATCAAATTCAATCTTAGTTGATATATGGTCTGCCCAATGTATAATAAGTGGTAAAGAATTTTTAAGTGATTTCTTTGGGTCATAGGCCTTTAAATAAAATTCATTTGATTCATCATATAAACCATCAGAACATTTAATTCCCATTGTTTCATTTAAACTACAAGTAATTCCAAAGTGTTGTAAGATAAATAATGCTCTATCTGTAACTCTCATACTTTGTATTTCATTATTGTAAGTAAAAACCTCACCAAGATTTTTTCTTCTCCAATCATTATCTTGTGGAACATAATACTCTTCATTCAAATCACCAACCTTACCTAAATCATGATGTAATGCAGAAAAGGCCAGTTCTTCATCTGTCCAATTCTTCTTTCCACCACCAGATACATAAAGTTCTGATACTCTCTTTGCGTTTTCATATACATGAAGTACATGATTTACATAACCACCAACATAACAATTATGATATTCTTCTTTTGCTGATGCAGGTGCAACTATCATTCTATCTTGAAGATGATTATACATAGTTAGTAATTTTTCTAACCTCTCACCTTCAAATGTATCATTTAATACACCTATTAGTTTATCCCAATTTTCTTGTAACTGGGTTTCATTTAATTGCTTCATTTTTCAATCTCCATTTATAATTTCTTCAACTGCCTTCTTTTTAAATTCATTCTATGTTGATAGGTTCTTATAGTTTGAACTACTCCGAATGTTCCATCATCATTAACACTTTCAACCTCATAAGGTGGTTCACCTTGTTCCATAATTCCTGTTAAAGTTGGAATTACAAAATCCCCAACTTCTAAACCTTCTTTAGATTTATCAATTACTTTCCATTTTATTTTTCTTTTCTTCAAGTTAACTCCTTTGGTTTATAGAAAACAAATATAGGTTCATACTTATATGCTTTCCCTTGATGTTTTACTGAATTTAATATACCAGTTTTAGTTGGGTCTAACCCTACCATTCTGGTCATTAACATTTTTAATTTACCTTTGTATTCACAACCGAGATGTTGTAAAATCTTTTTTGAATCTCCCTCTAAATCATAATATGTATCTTTACCAATCTTGATTGATGCGATATTCCATAAAATATATCTATCTGGTTTTAGATATTCATATGCTGTTTTTAATGTGGGATATAAGAAATTTTTTCTCCAATCTTCATACTGATTGTATGCTTTAAAACTTTGATTTTCATCTTGAGAATATTGTTCACGATTAAAATAAGGTGGTGATGTAAAAACAATATCAAACTTTCCTTTATACTTTTGAAACTCAGGATTGTTCCCAATTAACTCACTACCATCATCAAACATTCTATATGTATTTGATTGTTTCTGAACTTCGAAAAACTTACTAAAATTTTCTGAAAAATTATCTATACAATTATTATTATAAAAATTTGCTACTGCTTCATATCTACCTTTGGTATCTGGATTAGGGTCTGTTCCAACATAGTGTGTTTTCTTTCGAGAACTCATTGCCCCAATTATTCTACCACCCCATCCTGAAGATGAATCATAAATAGTTATTGGTTCCTCTACATGAGATGTATATGTTTCATAAATATATTTTGCTGTAAGTGCTGGAAAGTTTACTGCTGGTTGTCCACAACTTAATCTAAATACTTGTAATATCTTTGGAAAAATTCCATCAGTTTTATTATACCACCTAATTAAATAATGAAAAGTATTTTTCTTACCACTCTTTAATTCTACACTTGATACGATATCACCAAGATTAGATATTTGTCTTTTGTTTAACCAACCTTGTTCTACACAATGATTAACATCATCTGCACTTAAATATAAATTTTTAAAACCTGAATACTCATCATTAATAGTTCCATAATTATCCATAGTATTATCTTTTACTTTTGCTAATACTAAATCTAAATCAGAATATTTACCATTAAATATTTTACCCTCATGAGCTTGTTGTATGAATTCCATTCCTGTTTGTCCATCCCAAAATGGATTTTCATCTTTCTTATTAACAATACTTCTACTCCAACTATACATTGAGTCTCGTTTAACTGCCCTCTTCATAATGTTAACAAACTTTTCTTCCATATCAGGGTCTGCAAAATGGTCATAAATAGATAAACCATTATCTGCGGATTTACCAATACTGATTTTTGTTTTTAACATTGTTGGAAAGAATTGATTTACAACACTTGCATCTTTATTAAAGTTTTGAATTAATCCTAAAGATTCTTCATCACCTGTTAAATCTTCTTCTAAGAAATTACATGGATTACTTTTTAGTTTGGACATTTTTTTAATAATACCTTCTTCATCAGCACCAATTACTGGTGGTGTTCCAAACTCATCCCATTGTGTTGTTACTTCTTTTCTTAGCAAACGAGCCCACTCAACAAATTGAGTATCACTCAATCCTAACAACTCATGATAAGTTGTATTAGATTTAAACTCCGCAAACTTGGAGCGTTCATAAAACCATTTGTTCATAATTTTTATAACCTAAATATACTACATTAATTTTCAATTGTCAAGCCTTTTTTAATCATTATTTACTAAATTACTATTAATTACTAAATCAGTTTTTAATATCTCTGCTTCTGTAAACTTATAAGGTTTAGTTCCTGGGCTCTCTAATATATCAATACGATTTACCCATCGTTTATTCATAGTATCTCGTACTTGATATACTCCATCTTTTCCATCTGTGCCTTTAAGAACAATAAAATCACCATAATCTAAAAATCCACCATGTTGTTTCAGAAGATTTCTACTCACCGCTATAAATCGGTACTCACTAGCCTTATGTACTCTAATACGCGTTCCATCCGCGAGAATGTTCGGTGTAGAATCTGTCTGATAACGAACTGGATGATACATCGTTACAGTCACATTCATTCCTTCAAGTTTAAACTCATCAACAATGTTGTTGAGCCTTGTATTTTCCTCTTTCAATTCCACGACACTAAGTCGGTGAAATTCTTTATAATCTTCAAATAGGTTTACCCATACAAAACCATTAAAAATGGTGAAGAGTAAAAAACCAAGATATAATTTTAAATTCTTCATACTCGTAATATCATATGAAGTTTTATCATATTCACTCATAAATAAATATCTCCTAATTTGTTTA